AATAATATGAGTGACAAGCAGCTTAAAGATATTGGTATCACACGTGGTGAGATCAAGCAACGGTTCTACGGAACAGACAGTGAAACATAAGAAAGTAGTGTAATGGCACGACAACTTACAGAGAATCAAGTTAAGTTCTTAGAGGTACTCTTCGATGAGGCTGGCGGTGACGTAGTGAAAGCTAAGAAGCTTGCTGGCTACAGCGATAACACCCCTACGAGGCTTATCATTGATTCTCTTAAGGATGAGATCTTTGATGGCACTAAGACGTACATGGCACGTATTGGACCTAAGGCAGCTGTAGCTTTCGGACAGGCTCTTATTGACCCTACAGAGCTAGGCGTAAAAGAGAAGATGGCTGCAGCCAAAGAAGTACTTGATCGTGCAGGTATTGTAAAGACGGAGCGTGTGGAGGTACAAGCCTCAGGTGGTTTGTTTATCCTGCCTCCTAAAGAGCAAGATGATACGAGTAACTAAGACTAAAGAACGTGAGAGCATAGGCTACTGGATGTTGCCTAAGCCTGACTTTAAAGTAAAGAGATGGGAGAGAATCCCACGATTATCGCCTCAAGTACCATTTGGTTACGAGATAGACCCGGATGATGAGGACTGGCTTAAACCTATTACTAAAGAATTAGAGCTTTTAGTACTTGCAAAGAAGCATCTAAAGCAGTATAGTTACAGGGAAGTCAGTGCTTGGCTATCAACACAGTCAGGCAGGTATATCTCACACATGGGGTTGAAAAAGCGTATAGATGTCGAAAGAAAACGTAAGTCACTTGCTGCAATTAAACGCAAGCTTGCCCAGCGGCTCGAAAAAGCGCTCAGGCAGTACGAGATCCTCGAAAAAGAAAGACTCGGTTACTACACCTACGAAGAAGACGAACAAGACAGCAGTACCCGCCCAAGTTAAACCTGCGGAGTTTGACCCTATTGCGGCTCAAGAGGTGGTCTTTCAGCCTAACCCTGGGCCTCAGACACAATATCTAGCCTCTGCAGAACGTGAGGTACTATATGGAGGCGCAGCTGGTGGAGGTAAATCTTATGCCACACTAGCAGATCCACTACGTGACTTGAATAACCCAGACTTTAGTGGCCTACTTGTACGTCACACTACAGAAGAACTTAGGGAACTCATACAGAAGAGCCAAGATCTTTACCCTAAAGCAATACCCGGTATAAAGTGGTCTGAACGCAAATCTCAGTGGACCACACCCCGAGGAGGGCGTCTTTGGATGTCCTACCTCGACAAAGACACAGACGTTATGCGCTACCAAGGGCAGGCGTTTAACTACGTAGCCTTCGATGAGCTTACGCAATGGCAGTCACCCTATGGGTGGAACTACATGCGGTCTCGATTACGTAGTAGTTCCAAGGAGTTAGGCCTCTACATGAGGGCTACAACCAACCCTGGTGGCCCAGGTCACTCTTGGGTCAAGAAAATGTTTATTGATCCTGCCCCGTCTAACACGCCTTTCTGGGCTACAGACATTGAGACAGGTGAAACGCTTACCTACCCTAAGGGTCACAGTAGAGAAGGTGAGCCACTGTTTAAACGTAGGTTTATACCTGCAAGCCTATTCGATAACCCTCACCTAGCTGAGAGTGGCGACTACGAAGCAATGCTTCTGTCTCTACCTGAGCATCAAAGGAAGCAACTACTTGAGGGTAACTGGGATGTCAACGAAGGTGCAGCCTTCCCTGAGTTCAACAGGAACATACACGTAGTTGAACCCTTTGATATACCAGACTCTTGGACTAAGTTCAGGGCGTGTGACTACGGGTACGGCTCCTTTACTGGGGTTGTATGGTTAGCAGTAACACCTTCAGAGCAACTCATAGTTTATAGAGAGTTGTACTGCTCTAAGGTTACAGCTACAGACTTAGCTGATATGATCTTAGATGCTGAAGCTAGGGATGGTACTATACGCTACGGGGTGCTTGACTCCTCACTATGGCATAACCGTGGTGATACTGGTCCTTCACTAGCTGAGCAGATGAACATGAAGGGATGTCGCTGGCGTCCTTCAGATAGATCAAAAGGCTCACGTATATCTGGTAAGAACGAACTACACCGCAGACTGCAGGTAGATGAGTACACAGAGGAACCTAGGTTAGTATTCTTTTCTACGTGTACCAACACAATAGCACAACTACCGTCTATCCCACTGGACAAAAGAAACCCAGAAGATGTAGATACTAATGCAGAAGACCACTTGTATGATGCGTTACGTTATGGTATAATGACAAGACCACGTAGTTCTCTATGGGATTACAATCCAGCTAAAGATCAACGCTCTGGATTTCAAGCTTCAGACTCAACATTCGGGTATTAAAATATGGCAGACATTGAAGACGTAAACTTCGACACAGATGAAGTAGTAGCAGCTGAAAACGGCAGCGATAAACTCTTTGAGTCTGTTAATAGCGTAGTTAGCTTCGTTAAGGATCGCTTCGGACGTGCAGAGGATGCTCGACTTGTAGATGAAGAGCGTTGGTTACGTGCTTATCGTAACTACCGTGGGCTTTACAGTTCAGACGTACAGTTCACTGACACAGAGAAGTCACGTGTATTTGTTAAGGTAACTAAGACTAAAACACTTGCAGCCTACGGACAGATCGTAGACGTACTCTTCGGTAACAACAAGTTCCCTCTTGCAGTAGACCCTACTGTACTACCAGATGGTGTAGCTGAAGCTGTACACATTAACGTAGATCCTAATGCCGATAAGGCGGGTGAAGGTGGAAGGGCTGTCACAGAGAACGTAGCAGCCCCTACAGCGCTGTTAGGCGATGACGGTAAGCTACTACCCGGAGAAACGATCATTGATCTACAGGAGCGCTTAGCGGGTCTCAAGACTAAGTTGTCTCCTGTGAGCGATAAGATTATTGAAGGTGACGGTACTACTCCTACTACAGTATCATTCCACCCTGCGATGGTAGCAGCTAAGAAGATGGAGAAGAAGATCCACGATCAACTTAATGAGAGTGGTGCATCCAAACATCTGCGCTCAATGGCTTTCGAGATGGCGTTGCTTGGTACAGGCGTAATGAAAGGTCCATTCGCTGTAGATAAAGAGTACCCTAGCTGGGGTGAAGACGGTGAGTACTCCCCTCTCGTTAAGACTGTCCCTGAGTGTAACCACGTATCTGTATGGAACTTCTACCCTGACCCTGAGTCTACCTCAATGGATGACGCAGAGTACGTAGTTGAGCGTCACAAGATGTCACGCAATCAGCTGCGCTCTTTGAAGGGACGCCCTTACTTCCGTGATGATTCTATTGAGAACGCTATCGCTCAAAGCCCAGACTACGTGCGTAAGCACTGGGAAATGAAGATGGAAGACGATGACATCTCTGCTCAGTCTGAGCGCTGGGAAGTTATGGAGTTCTGGGGTTTCGTTGATGTAGACATTCTAGAAGATAATGGCGTTAAGATCCCTAAAGAGTTACGTGATCTAAACGAAGTAAGCTGTAACATCTGGGTATGTAACGGTGAAGTACTACGTATGGTGCTTAACCCCTTCAAACCAGCACGTATTCCTTACTACTCCACTCCTTACGAGCACAATCCATATAGCTTCTTTGGTGTAGGTATTGCTGAGAACATGGACGATACGCAGACCTTGATGAATGGTTTTATGCGTATGGCTATTGACAATGCTGCACTTTCTGGTAACCTTATTATGGAAGTCGATGAGACTAACTTGGTTCCAGGTCAAGACATGAGTGTGTACCCCGGCAAGATATTTAGGCGCCAAGGCGGTGCTCCGGGTCAGGCTATCTTCGGAACCAAGTTCCCTAACGTAGCACAAGAAAACATGCAACTCTTTGACAAGGCTCGTGTATTGGCTGATGAGAGTACAGGATTCCCTAGCTTCGCACACGGTCAAACTGGTGTCTCAGGCGTAGGTCGTACAGCTTCAGGTATCTCTATGCTTATGTCTGCAGCTAACGGTAGTATCCGTAGTGTAGTTAAGAACGTAGATGACTATCTGCTTGGACCCTTAGGTAAAGCTTTCTTCTCGTTCAACATGCAGTTTGACTACGATGAAACTATCAAGGGTGACTTGGAAGTTAAAGCATCAGGTACTGAAAGCTTGATGTCTAACGAGGTGCGCTCACAGCGTCTGATGCAGTTCTTGCAGGTAGCGTCTAATCCTAACCTAGCACCATTCGCTAAGATGGATTACGTCATTCGTGAGATCGCTAAGTCTATGGACCTTGACCCCGACAAAGTGACTAACTCTATGCAGGACGCTGCTATTCAGGCTGAGCTATTTAAGAAGTTCCAAGAGCAGAACCCACAGCCCCCTCAACCACAAGGCCCAGCGCCGGGACCAGAAGGTCAAGCACCAGCGGGAGCAAACGTACAGGACACTACAGGATCAGGTGGAGCGCAGATGGGTACAGGCACAGCGCCGCAACCCGGTGAGCAAGGATTTAGTGGGAACGTAGCCTAATGAGTGGTATCACTAGACTGTTAGCTAAAGAGCTTAGCTCTGCGCTGGGCATTACGGATGCACCTTTAGCAGGCGCTGTTGCTAAGGGGTCTGATGATTTATTAGCATCTAGTGTTGATGTAGGTACAAACAAACAGGTATCTAATTTAGATTATGATGCAAGGATAGCAGAACTAGACGAAGCACCTGATGCAGACGCCTGGCAGAAGAAGGCTAAGACTTTTGTAGCGGATTCACGTGATGTAAGCCCCTCTATTAAAACCCCTGAGTTGGAGCAGTCTACCAGAGAACTACTTGATAATAAAATAACTAGAGAACAACACCTAGAGAATGTTGACACTTATAAGCCTGTTAACCCTTGGGACGCTCTGCCAAGGGAGCCTACTGATAAAGCCACTGCCTTCTCTCTAACATCCAGCAAACGAGAAGGTGGTTTGTTTGTATTACCGCAGGAATCGGCCTCTTCTTTAGGTGTATCTAAGTCAGCACTACAAGTAGGTGATAACTTTAATGGTAGGTTAGATATACCGGCTTATACTGCACACGATACGTGGATAGTTGCGGGTACTACTAGAACAGGTGAAAAGGGTACACATTACGCTAAAGCTATTCATTATACTTCAGACGGTGATAAGCCAGTAAAGTTTATTGCATCTAATAAAGCAAGTGAGAATATAGGTAAGGGCGAAAAAGATAAGTATGGATACGCAACTATTTCTGGTACTATTAAAGACTTAGATGTCGAAACTATTCGATCTAAAGCTGAGAGATATTTAAGAGACCCAGAGTGGACACAGGTAGGGTTTGACCCACGTAGACAGGGAGGTTTCTATGCTCGTGCAGGTGAGAACAAACATGTACCAGTAAGAGAAGCTTCAGAAGTATTACAAATTGGACCTCTCGTATTAGCTCGTAACGCTGTACTTGATATAGATTACAAGGGCTACGCAATAGGTGGTTTAGTACAGAGGCGAACTAAATGAACGGCGCACTAAAGAAGCTAGTCAACGATAAGCAACTATGGGACGCTTATGTAGAGTACCTAGACGATAAGATAAGCTCTGCACACAAACGACTAGAGCAAGAGAATCAACCTGATAACATGTACAGGGTTCAAGGCGAGATCGCCTCACTACGTAGATTGAAATATATGAGGGACGAAATCAATGGAAGCCAATGAAGCTAAACAAATGGAGATGCTACTTCAAGAGGGTGGTATCGCAGATGACGGTACTACTGTAGACCCTGTAAGTGGCAATGAAGTACCTTCAGGTTCAATGGCAGAAGAGGTACGTGATGATGTCCCTGCTCAGTTGAGTGAGGGCGAGTACGTTGTACCTGCTGATGTTACACGCTACTACGGTGTTAAGTTCTTTGAGGATCTACGTACACAGGCCAAGCAAGGCATGGCTCAGATGGAAGCAGAGGGACGTATTGGTGGTGAACCAGTAAGTCAAACTATGGATAACCAAGCTGAGGGTGCTCTAACTCCAGAAGAACTTGCAATGCTGCAAGAGATGGGCATGGCTGTAGGCGGTATGGTTACACCTCCTCCTCAGGCTGTAGGAAACACTGGAGAGTACAACAAAGGCGGTCAAGTATTGTATGCACAGGACGGTGTAGATGTAAGTTCTGCCAGCGCTTCTACGTCAGGCGTTAACCCTTACCAAGCTCAGTTTACTCAAGGTATGGGTACAGCTTTTGCGCCGGGTTACCTCAGCCAGCAGATCATTGAGGCTTCACAAGCCCCACAGTCAAGTATAGTTATGCTTTACTCTCCTGACGGTATTGCTGTGTCTTTGACGCTTCCTGCAGAGCAAGCTAAGTATGACCAGCTTGTAGCGGAGGGCTACACTACTCAGCCTGTAGCTACAACTACAGAGACTGCAGTACGTACAGGTAATGATGATTCACCACCCCCTGAAACTACGGAGGCGATGACGCCCGACTATACACGTATGACTACAGAAGAGTTAGCTAAAAGGTACTCACAGAACCAAACTGCAATGGCTATGATGGCAGGTATGGCTGCTATTAACCCTATCTTTGGTGCGTTTGGTGTTTGGGCTACTAACAATACTAAGAAGAAGATCATTGAAGCAGGGTATAAGCCCCCTGAAGGTGGTAGCATATTCGACTTGTCTATTAATGACGTAATAGGTAAAGTAAAAGATGTACTTAGTCTATCTGATGAACAGACTGAAGCTGTTGTAGCTCAAGTAAGTAGCGAAGAACCAAGTACTACTACTTATAAGGGGCCTTCTTTTACAGTCAATGGAGAAACAGTTACATCAGATGATAGTAGTAATGCTGCACCCACTGAAGCAGCAAATGTTCTAGGTAGTTCAGAAGATGATAGTACTACAGATAGTCTAGCTAATACTGTAGCCGCAGCACAAAAAGCATCACAAAATGTTAAAACAACACTTCAATTGGATTCTAACAGTAATGTTGTAGATGCATATACAACAGGTGGTACTGAAGAAGAACAACAAACAATGAAAGATTACGTCACATCTGCAGCAGCAGGTGCTGAAGGAGGTCTTATGAGCAAGGCCGCTTTAAATAGAAAAGCTAAGAAAAAGAGAAATAAGAAGTAACTACTAGACTACCAACATAACTATAAGGCTACCCAGCTACGGCTGGCCCCAACATAAGAGAGACCAAACTATGTCAACAGAATCAGCGGTTATCGAAACTAATTCCGTATCACACAAGCGTAACTTATCCCGTGTAGAACGGGATGAGGCAGAACTAAAAGAACTGCTTAAGCAGGCAGGGGTTACTCAAGATGAAACAGCAGAAGAACAACAAGAAGAAACCCCACAAGCGGAACCCGATAGCTCACAGCCTAGCGAACCCCAAGTTCAGGCAGAGAGTAGTACCCAACAAGAAGAAAAGCCAGAAGCCAAAGCACAAGAATCTACTACTGAGCTAAGCTCTGAAGAGAAGACGTTTAAGCAACGCTACTCAGACATCCGCCGCCACATGCAAGACAAAGAGCAAGAGTGGAAGATTAAGTTTGAGAAGCTAGAGCAACAACTAAATGCTGCATCTAAGAACGAGTTGGTACTACCTAAGTCAGACCAAGAGATCGAAGCCTGGGCTAAGAAATACCCTGACGTAGCTGGTATCGTTGAAGCTATCGCAGATAAGAAATCACGTGAGCGCTCAACAGAACTAGATAGTAGACTAAAAGAGATTGAAGGTATGCGTATCCAAGCTCAGCGTGAACGTGCTGAAGCTGAACTACTAAGCCTACACCCCGACTTTGAAGGTATCCGCAGTGATGACGCCTTCCACGACTGGGCAGAAGAACAACCTAAATGGGTACAGGATGCTCTCTACGAAAATGCAGAGGACGCTAAGTCAGTAGCACGTGTTATTGATTTATATAAGAGTGACAATGGAATAAAGACTTCCAAAGGCTCTAGCTCTGATAAGTCTGCTGCCTCTTCAGTAAGGACTAAACGAAACACTACGCCTAGCGAAGATAGCTCTGCAAGCTACTTGAGTGAATCAAAGGTAGCCAAGATGTCTATCAAGGAGTACGAAAAGCGCTCAGAAGAGATCTTTGAAGCTCAACGTCAAGGCAAGTTTATTTACGATATGTCAAAGAAATAGATTGACATTACTTTAATTGTAGGTAAAACTATAGGCATGTACATTGTCAGGCACTAACTGCTTGTACATGCTTTTAACTAAGCTAAAGCCACATCAAAGAACTACCTCAGATTATAGGCCCAGCGCTCAACGGACGGCCATCCTTAGAGCATAGCTGACCACCCTAATATGAAGAGCCTCTTTAGTTGGTATGTAGCGTAAAACCTCACGCCATATCTATAAGGAGATTTACTATGGCTATTACTTCCGCTTCGGGTGGGTTTAACGGGAACTTCTCCCCGATTATCTACTCCAAACAAGCACAGATTGCACTTCGCCGTGCAGCTGTAACTAACGCAATCACTAACAACTCTTACTTTGGTGAGATTGCAAACCAAGGCGACACAGTTCGCATTCAAAAAGAGCCA